TTTTGTCAGACGTATTTGCGTGGGTTTTTTGTTTCCGCTATCCCTCGTTGCGGATGCAACAACTGTTTGTGGTTGTCGTTTAGGTGTTTCTTCCATATCGACCATTTCTGAGTCGGTATTAGCTTGAACACCAAAAAAGCTTGGAAATTCTTTTTGCATTGCTTTGTCAACCGCTGAGTAATACTCTTGTGGTTTAGACGCTGGATCAATGCCTTCTTTCTGTAACCTCTGATCTACATATAAAGAATATGATGTCATTTCTTTATGAACAGGCTCAGACCCCATAAACCAGGGATTTTTCTGCGCCCACCTTTCCATGTCAGGGTCCAGTTTTTGTTCTGGCATACCTTGTGGTATTTGCTGTTGTGGCATACTTTGCAATATTTGACTCTGAACTTGTTGGGCTGTTGAGCCTGACTGTTGTTCAGCTAATGTTGCCTTAGAAAGAAGTTCTTGTGCTTTTGCCATTGCATCAGCATCGCCTTCTTCATACGCCTTTTTATAAGCTTCTGTAGCACTTTGCTTTGCCCATAAAGCGTTATTATGAGCTGTTTTATTTAAAACATTGCCACCTTGCTCTACCATTTGCTGTAAACGCTGATTTTCCTGCATTATTGTTTGCAATCTGGTAGTGGCTTCTTTTGCCATTCTATCCGCAGACTCTTTTGCTCTGCGTTCTTCGTGATACTCGTATTTTATTTGATTTATACGATCAGCAGCTCTTTGGCTATAGTCTGAAATTTCTTGGTCAACATCATCATTGTCAACTTTAGAGTCAGAGTCTTTAGCTTTTTTAGGTCTGCGATCTTCTTTTGGAGTATCATCTACCACCTCTATTTCTAAATCATCAGAAGAATTAGTATTAATTTCAGTTTTTACACCAAAAAATTTATCTTCTTCTGATTGAGGGGTATCTATAATTGGTTCTTCATTTATTATTTCAGTGCTTGATTCGCTCATGCTCTTACCACTCCTGTAGGATCATCGACAACTGCTTCCACAGTGTCATCATTAATTAAACGAAACTCTTGTCCATACATTTTGATACGAGTGCCTGAATAAGCACGAAAGATAACCCAGTCTCCTTTTTCGCACCAAGCGCCTGTAGGGAATCTGTTTTTATCTTTGTAACACTCTGCTCCAAGTTTAAGAACATATCCGCATATATTGGATAATTCTTCATCTCTCACAGTAGATTCAACTTTAACAATACCACCTTCGGTCTTTTCCTCAACTAAAGGCATAGCTACAAGTATTCTCCAGCCTTTAGGTTCTGGAAGTTGACTTTTTACATCTTCTTCCACTATAGGCTTATCTACACTTTCAGGCTTTGGTATATCTTTTAAAGCTTCTTTTTTCATATTGCACGATCTTTTAGGAGTCGAGTTTCCTATTCTTCTTGGATGTGTTTTTCAACCCAATCCAACAGTTCACGTTCTGCAAGGGCTACGCCCTCGATAATGCCAGCCATCTTTTGATAATCGCTGTAATCCTTACAAGCTCCTGTCGAAATATGGTCAGCGTGTTGATTCATAATATCTCTAAGCCGTTTTTTTAAAAACTCTGAAAGGGATAGCCCTTCCATTTCTTTTGCTTGCTCTATGATATTATTCTTCATTCTTATTGCTATCTTTCGCTATTTCTATTCCAATGTCAACCCCTTTTTGATAATCTTCTCTAGCTTGTTTATCTTTAAGTTGTTGAGCATCTAGCAAATCGCTAGCAATACGCTGTCCTATATTCGCTCCCGCTAATTCATTTTGTGATTCTATTCTTGCTTTTTCTAACTCAGCTTGTGCCATTGCTTTTTGTGTATCAAGCTGAATCTTGGCTTGTCCCTCTTGAGCCTTACGTTGTACTTCGGCTTCTTTAACAGCAACCTCTCTTTCCTTCATTTGAATCAGTGGGTCTTGCTGTTGTTCTTGTATTCTTTGTTGTTCTGCTTGCGCTTGTGATGTAGCAGATACTCTTGTGGCAGCTTCTGCTACCATTGAAGAAAGACGTTTTTCAACATCAGCTGGTATTGGTTCACCTTCTGGTGGAAGTTCAATACCCATCTCTCTTTCAATTTCTTTCCTATACTGCATAGTTAAATGCTCATTAATATAAGCGGATGCTGCTGCCATAATATTAGGAGCTGTAGGTGCTGCTTGTACCAATTCCATAATTTCTGGATTTTGTTGTGCAGCAACAATCGTTTGTATATGAGCTTCGTGATCTTGAAACGAAAATGCTTTAACAGGTTTACCATTAATAAGATTCTGTACCGCAGTAGCAGGATCAACAGGTTTAATATCATCATCAGTTGGAACAATGTCCTCAACATTTCTGATACCTAGCACCTCTAGCATTTGCCTATGTAATTCTGGCAAGTTATACATTTGAGGAGCTGTTGTTGCTAATTGCATTGCTGCTTGATACTGCATAATCCTTTGTGCCATAGTTGCAGCATTAGGATCAGATACTGGAAGTACATCAACTCTTTCATCAAAATCTTCTGCTTTAATGTATTCATCTTCATCCATTTCGTATGGATAAGCTGGATCAGTAAAGTCTTTTATTATATCTACCAGTATGTCAAATTCTTTTCTCATAGAAGCATGAAGCCTAGCTTGTACCGCAGACATTACTTTCATGTTTCTTTCTAAAAGAGCTAAAGTAGTTCCTACAGGTGCCTGATTATTCATATCAGAAACCTTCATGTCATTCATGCTAGCAAAACGCCTGCCTTCTTCTACTATGTTCTGTAATAGTTGATATAGCGTTCCTGATGGCTCTTTGTAAGGTAGAAATGTTATGTTATCTCGAATTGCACCACCAGGAACATCAACATCTCTAAATTCACCAGGCATGATTGGGGTGTCATCGCCTTTGATTCTTAGACCTCTTGCCTTTAAACCACCAGGTAAATTAGATAATGTTCCTGCATCTACCAGTTGTCTTAATATAGAAGTCGCTGATTTAGCTAAACCACCTACCATGTGTATTAAACCGAAACCATAAAAGCCAATTCCAGGCAGATATTGGTAATGAACAAAGTGCATCCTTCTTAGTTTTGCTGCATCATCTTCATACCAGTTTCTTCTTATACTTAAAATAATTCCACTGGGATAATCAATCGTAACGACATAGGGTAAAGCAATACCTGTAGCATTACCTTGTTCATCTGTATCTTCGTACCCAGCTAAATCTAAATCTACCTGCATTTCAAGCACAGTATGACGATCATCGTAGTTAAAGGTATTAACCTCACCAGTCATATCATCATATTTCTTCTTAATATCAGAATACTGACTATCTGATTCTGGAAGCTCTATGTCTCTATAAAAACCGCTAACTTGCATTTTGCGTATATCATTTTCTGATTTACGCATAACATGAGTTGCTCTTTCACAAGTCTCTAAATCGCTTGCCCCATAATTAACTACCACATCTTCTGCGGGTACAAATATAGAACAAGGTCTATTTAAGTTAGGATCGTAATAAACTTTTCTAAACGCAGAACCCGCCAAAGGCAGAGAAAAAAGCATCTTCTCTGTTTCTGTGCGATATTCTGACATTTCATGGGTCAAAAGATAATTTAAGTAATCTTCAACTCTTTCTGCCTGTTTTTCTTTATCTAGGGTAACTTTACCCACTATTTTAGTTCTAACAGGTCCCTGTGCTGGAAACATCTCGGAGATCGACTGTGATTGGAAACGTATTACTGCTTCGCTAAGCATGGGGTGAAACACGCCGCAAGCTCCAGCCCAGGGAGTTGTTCGTTCTTCTATTTTAAGACCTAATTGATCCAGACCTTTAATGTAAGTTTCTTCCCACTCGGTTCTTGAATCTTTATCTGCTGAATACTCAGCAATTAATTTATTGCCAAGTTTATCTAATTCTTCCTCGTCTATGTATTCGGTTAAATTAGAATTAAATTCGCTTTGTCCTCTTTTTTCTTTAGATGAACCAAAATCAATAATCATGCCACCATCATCGGTTTCGATGGCTACTGATTCTGGGTCCTCTATTAGAATTTCTAATTCTTCTTCTGGTTCCTGCTCTATCGTCCCATCTATAGGTGTGGCAGGGTTTTTTTCTATAGCCAATTTAACTCCTAGTGTAATACTCTATTATCAAAATCCTCGTCTATAATCTCTTGCAGTATCTCTGTAAGTTCACCGCATACTGTTAGACCATGTTCTTCTGCTATTACATTAGCAGAATCAAACGATTCGGCATGAATTTCTGGACCAGCATATTCATTGCCGTCATGGATAAAAGAAGTAATATAAATTTTCATTAATAATAATTTGCAGTTCTACCATGCTCCAAAGGCTCGTCATCTTCGTCTGAATGAACAGAAATAAATCCGCCTTGCCTATATCTTAACAGAGCTTGCGTACTGCTATCAACTAAATCATCATGCTCCATATTAGGAAATCCAGCAAACTCCTCGATGACTTCTTCTGCCCATCTGGTTTCTGGTGCCCATATAACGCCTGATGCAAATAGATCAGACACTGCATTGACTCTTGATATTTTGTCGTTACCTCTGCTTGGAGTGTATTCTTGTACTGGTATTCCCATTTGTCTTAATTCAAAGATTAATGGCATCCCTGCTGCCTTTGCCTCAACAATAAAGGCTTCTGGCTGATATTGTTTATATTTCTCCATCGCTTTTACTTTAAGCTCTGGAAATTCTAATCTCTCTTTATACGCATCCAATAAAATTAAATTTGGTGCATATTTACCTTCGCTTTCATCTTCTCGATAGAAAACTCCCCATGTGGTGCAAGCTGAAAAGTCAGCCCTTTCATTCTTCATAAAGGCTGTGTCCCAAGATTGAATGATAAATTCACACGCAGGAGGATTTCTTCCTTCCCAAGTTTTCCACCATTCTCTTTTAACTAAAGCACCTTCTTCTGAGGTAGGGTCTTGCTGATACTGAGCCATCCATTTACTATTGGGTAGCTCTGCTCTCAACGCAGTTAATTCTTCTAAACTCCAGAATTGCGACCATAATGGGCTTCCAGAGGGCAATATTGCAGGTAATTCAATAACTTCCCACTGATCTGCACCACCTCTCTTTATGCTAGCATCAACCACTTGACCTGTAAGGTCTTTGTTATGCCACCTGGTCATTACCACAACAATAGAGCCATTTGGCTGTAAACGCTGTCTAGGACCAGAGGTGTACCACTCGTAAGTTCTATTGAATACGTTTATATCCGCACTCGCACCCTCTTGTTCTGAATGGGGATCGTCAATTACTAATAGGTCAGCACCTTTACCAGTAACCGCCCCGCCCACCCCAATAGCGAAATATTCTCCGCCTTTGTTAGTATTCCATCTTCCCGCTGCTTTGCTATCAGCTTGCAAGCTTACATCTGGGAAAACTTCTTTAAAATCTTTACTATTAACTAAGTTTCTGACCTTCCTACCAAAACCAACCGCTAATTCCGCAGTATGGGCAGTCTGAATGATCTTCTTATCTGGGTATTTACCTAAGAACCACGCAGGGAGCAAATAAGAGGCGAACTCACTTTTAGTGTGTCTAGGGGGCATATTGATAATTAAACGCTTTAATTCGCCCTTAGCGACCCTTTCAAACGCCTCAGCCATTATTTCATGGTGTTTACCATGTATAAAGGCAGCCCACATCTCATTAACAAAGGATAAAAAGCTATCGTTGCATTTCTCCCTAGCTTGAGATTTTTCGTATTCTTCTAGTAAATCTATAAATTCTTGTTTCTGACTACTAGGCAAACTTTGTATTTGTTTTAGTAGATTCTTATTCATATCTATACACAATATATATACTCAATAAGTAAATACTTCCTTTTTTTTAAAAACTTATTAGGTACATACTGTAGGCACTTACTAAGTATATACTGGGTATTAAGTAGATATAGGGTATATCTACCGCTGGATTTTAACATTTTGCATGACTTCACAAAAAAATCAAGAAAAAAGTGAAATATTTTTACAAATATTATAGGGGGGTGTATGGGACCCAGACGCTTATATATAAAAAACATATATGAATTTTATAATAATTGCTATCATTTTGCAATATATAGGGGGGGGTATGTGAAAGTTACTCATATCCTGTGCAAATCACTATGTATATATGATGGTCAGGTACCCGCTCACACATAAGGGGGGAGGGGGTCTGAATTGAGCTGAGGACTGACCTGATTCATGGGGTGGGTTCGCGTGTGTGCGTTTGTATATAAGGAGGCGGTTAATATTATTAACCAGTTAAATGCGATCTAAGGCTGTTTAGCTACTCTTTGCTCTCTGCTATCAACTGCTCTAGCTTTGTCTCTATGTCGCGCTCTATCTCGTCTGTATCGCGTGCCTTGCGCTCCTCTGTTACATCTGTAAACAATGCTACCGATTTGCCCAGTAGTTCTAACGCTCTTACTCTGCTTGAGTCGCTATCGCTCTCTTTGCTCTCTCTATATAGCTGTTCTATAACATAGTTCCTCGTTCGTAAGGATGA